CCATGTTCCGCACGCAATGTGGAAACCGTAAAGCCGTATTCGGCTGCGGCTTCTTTTAGCGTGAGTGCGGAATCATCAGCCATTTTGTTGTTCGGGCGTCTCAGTCCAATTGAGACTTTTAATAATCTTGAAGAAGCCGCAGTCACATTCTTTTCCAGAGTCGATGGCGCAGCTTTTCCGGTGCTCCCCATACTCCCAAATGGCATCCTCAAGCCGATCAATCTCGGCATAGGCGGCCGCAAGATCGCTGGCGTCAGTTCTAGACAAAATGGTTTCGATTGGTTGGTTCATGTCTAGTCCTCTGCGTCCAACTGCGTCTTTTTGGGTTGGTCATCGGCTAGAGTGTATTTGACCGGCATCCCCTGGCATTCCTCACAACCGTCTTCCCAAACGTTATCCTCGCACCACTGACGCCCTTCATCGTTGTGCAACCTACAGGTGGGGCACCACGGCTGAAGCCAAATCGTTTTGTGGTCGTCCATCGTTTATCTCGCGTTAGCGCCAAACCATGTAAATCGCCGTTGCCGTCGCTGTAGCGGCTACTGGCACCGGCCATGTCATCCCGACAAGAGCGATGGCTATGATCGCTACAGCCCATCCCAAACCAACAGCTCGCCATTCACGCAATTCCATTTCGGCCTCCTATTTGTTGTTCAATCACTAATAGTCCGTGCCTCGATTACCTTGAACGGTATTGAAAAACGTTCCCGCCGCGCGGACCGCAGGTAATCTTTCTGAAAGCCGACCGGCACGGTAGCCGACCGAAAATATCCACGCGGGGGTGTCACTTCCAATTCAGTCCGTCCCAAGTCCAAATCTTGCCGTTGATTACAAAGTAAATCATCCTGTTTCTCCTTGTTCAGTCGTCTTGCATCTACAGGTCGATCTTAAATCGTGCAGTCACGCGCTACTCTGTCAGAAACTTCCAGTTGGTTGTTTGTGTCCCGACTTGCGTTCATCATCAGATTTTTCGTTCCGCTCTTTCATCTCGCGTATTCTCTTTTGCTGCTCAAGGTAGCCAGCCAACAATAGAAACGGCCAATGGATTAGCGGTATGTTCATCACCATTCACCGCTGAAACCGTAACGCCGCCTGGACGATCTGCAAACCGGCTTCGTATTCTCCGCTGACTGAGTAGAGCGCGAGCGACCAAAGCTCCGGGTCGCAAGTATCCCAAAACAAATCTTCCCCAATTTCGTGCTGCGACTTGGGACCATTCCGGTGACACTTCCCGCACAACGGCAAAACAAAGCGGTCATCAGGCTTGATTCCAACGCCAGTAATCGGTTTTGCAACGCGGGCATCAGCCCTGCGTAAGTGCGCGGCTTCCGTTTCAATGTCATTGCCGCATTTAATGCATGGCAACGAGCGGATAAACTTAAGGTGGCTGTCATCTTTTCGTCTCATCAGGCTTTTCTTTCAGGCGGGCAATGCCGAACCAGGCTTCCTTTGCATGGTTCGGCATGCCACCTAGAATGTTGTAGGCATGACCTTCCGCACCGATTGGTATTTCAAAGCAGACTTGAACAACTTGGCGGGTCTTGATGACCTTCCAATCTGCATATGTCGCTGAGAAAATCGGCGCGTCAGTCATGTTCAGAACGGAATTTCGTCGTCCATGTCAGCATTGGCCATTGCTGGCTCAGGTTGACGTTGCTGTTGCTTTGGCGGCGCTGCTTTGCGTGACGGAGCGCGGACACGAATGGCCGGTACTGTCTTGCCCTGGAAATCGACCATTGCTTCAAACAGCACCACTTCATGTCCTTGCCAGTCGTCGGTTTCGTCGCCGTAGATCATTGAGATATTGTTGGCGTTGGTTTTGTTCAAAACCATTCCCTTTTCCTTGCCTTGGAAATAGAGAATTAGTTTCTTGTCATCCCCGATCATTTCGTATTCGACGTTGGCCATTTTGACCAACACCTGACGCTGTTGCAGATCGGATGCTTTCAGGTATTTGCTTGGAAACGCTTCTGATGTTCTCACTTGATGTTCCTTTGAGTTAGAGTTCTTGTCGGGTTTCGGCTGTTACGCCGTCCGGTAGTGTTCCTTTCAGCTTTCGATAGTCACGCGCGGCGGAAAGGATCGCATCGCGTATCTTGTCGTTAGGGCCAATGGCTTTGATTGCCTTTGAATAGCTTTCGAGAATTAGTGTTTCTTTTGTGCGCAGCGAGATTGCGTTGCCCCATCCGCCGCCGACCTTGACGTGAGTGGCGCGGTCAGCTCGGGCGGATTCTCGCTCGGCTTTCTTGAAGTCATTGAAGGCTTCAGTAGCCTCGACAACAACCTGGGTTACATCGACGCCAAGCTCTCCGGCCTGTGCGTTGGCAATCGCTTCGCGTTCGGCGGCTTCTTTTGCGCGGGCCAATGCTTCGGCTTCCTCGGCGGCTTGCCGAAGCAATGCAGCCTCGGCAGCGCGGCGACCTTCCTCAGCCTTGATAAACGCGCCAACGCGGGCTTTTAATTCATTGACGACTTTATCCAGCAGTCCCGGTTTCTTGGCATCCTTGTTGTGAATGGTCTTGTATTTGAGGTTGATAACGTCGATTTGGTCATTGAGTGGCGTGACCAGTTTTACCCGTTCCGCCTCAAGATCAGCCGCGCAATTCCTAGCGCGATCCAGTAGAAGTTTCGCTTCGCGGGCTTCATCCTCGTTTGCCACAGCAGGACGCTCGCGCATCCAAGCACCAAGCGCGTCCATCGTTTCACGCGCGAACTCGAATATCGACGGCGGTTTGTTTCCACCAACCCCATGACGGTCAAGCGTTTGCAGCACGACGCAACTCCCTTAAGTCTGACAGGTGAACGACTGGCGATCTTTCATCATCGAAAGACAAATCCTGGTACAGATCGACAAGGCTCAGCATTGCGCTTTTTAGGTCTTGGCGGCTGGCTCGCAGGATATGAGCGCCTTCCCGGCGACTGGCGAGCGAGCGCAGATCATCCAAGGCGCAAGTGAAATCCCGTAAGCGGCGCTCAGTTACGCCTTCGGTTGTCATCTGCCATTCGTCCAGCAATTTGCGGTCATGTTCGGTCATGTTGGGATCGTCCTTGCAAATTCACCGAATAGTTCTTTGGCCTTTTGGTTGTATGTCTCTTGCGCAGTTTTCTTGTCGCTATAGCAACCCAAGCAATAGCTAATTTTGTTTAGCCTTATTCTGACCTGCCATTTTTGAGTTGCTTCATAAAATCGTATGCCTTTACTGCTTTTGTTTTTATTGGGAGCCTTGTTTTGATTATTTTGAGAGCGTGTTGCCTCACGTAAATTTTCGATCCTGTTATCATCGCGAACGCCGTTAATATGATCGATCTGCCCTTGTGGCCAACGTCCATGAAATATTGCAAAAACTATCCTGTGCTCAGGGTAGGAGAACTTATTTATTCCAACCGCTCGGTATCCGTTGATTTTGTTGAAAGTGCTGGCGCGGCGGCCCTTTATTATTTTCCAATTTCCAGGTTTAGAAATTCGATAGGTTAAAACACCAGTTACTGGGTCGTAACTGAATAATTCCCTGAGATCAGATATGGACGGTATTGGTCTCATAACCACCAAACCACTATGCTTTGCGTTGCGAGCAAGTAGCCAAACCAAACTGCCAACCCTGAAATTGCGGTAAGTCCCAAGCCGTAACCGACACCACGAAACAATCCGAAGCTGTCTAGGTCGTCGTTCATGGGGTTTCCCCGCTGTTAAGCGTTTTGCTTTTCGGTTAGTTTGGCAATGACTTCTTCCCAACTGTCGCCTTCGGCTCGTTGAAAAAAGAAGCCCTGATCCAGTTCACCAACGGTGATTTTGTAGTGGCGCGTCACAGAATAAAGCTTATCCACGCGCTCGCTCGCTTCCTTGTGGGCCGCATGGAGATTTTGGTATTCTGCATCTGCGGCTAGTATTGCCCTGTGGCGCTCGTCGCGGGCTTCTTTAAGTTTATTGCGCTCGGCCACCGCTGCCGCCACTTGCTCTTTAGCCACCGCACGTTCATCCGCGCTAGGGGCGTTGGCGTTGACGCGGTAGCCAAGTTTTTTACCAAAGAGTTTGGTCAGCTTTTTAATTGCAACTGCCCGTTCCATTGGCGTTTTCCGTTGTTAAGGTGTTGATGGTCTAGGCCCAGTTTTGATTTTCAATTTTGGAAAGATTTTCGGCCAACTTAGGCGCGGAATATCTTTCAGCTATTTCAGCGAGGGCTTGTAGAACCGCAGCAAACCCGTGGTCATCGACCAGCTTTTTGATTTCTTTTTCCATCTTAAAAACTCCCGTTCGGTTCCTACTAAGGTGTTAGCGAGTGGCTGGCGGATTTGGTGGCCCCGCCGCAACCGATTGGGTCGCTTCCGTCACAGCGGGCGGAAAGCTCGCGACTGGCGGGGCCGTGGTTATTGTTCATTGGTGGCGCGGCGAGATTGTTCAAGAACTTTCAAGGCTACGGAGCCGTATCCAGCGCAGCGCTTACAAGGTTCGCTATCGTTTTTGCCAACACCTTTGCAGGTGGGGCATGGCTTGCACTTGTTGCGATTGATGAACATTGGAATCTCCCGGTTGCTCGTTAGTAGGGGATCAATTCGCGGATGCTTTTTTCGGCGTGAACCCGTAAACGTCGCGGCAGTATTTCTGCCAACGCCAAGCCTTCATGTGTTCGTCTTGCTGAGCCGGTCCCAAGATCGCCGTCATCAGGTCATCCACCGATTTGCAGAGGATGACGTTTGGGCGGGTGGTGATTTGGACGTTCATGGGCGGCTCCTGATTTGGTAGAGCCGTTGTACATCTAGCGTACAGCATTAGTCAAGCGAAATTGTGCGTCCGATGTACATAATTTTTCATTAGATTTAACTAGCTGATTTGATTATGGTTTTAGCTAAATCAATAATGATTTGCTTTTGGCCCTTCTTGGCATGGTCCCAAATGGACCAAATGCCCTCCGGGTCGGTCGGGTTGCGCATTAGCAGGGAAGCTGGATCGGTCCCTAAGGCATTCGCAATAGCCTCTAGGACGGGCTGGGAGTAGGGCTGTAGGCCACGTTCTATACGAGACAGGCTCGCATGGGTAAAACCGCCAATGCGCTCACCCACGCGCTCGGCAAGGCGTTCTAGGGTTAATCCCTTATATTCCCGCCATTCCCGGATATATGTTCGATCATAGATAATTTTTGGTCTTGCGCCCATGTACACACGGTGCACCCGGCGATCAGACCTGTGAATATCTTCCGGTGTACAATTACGCTTGACTAACATTGTGCGTCCGGTGTACAAGCAATTTATGCAATTAGCCGAATTTATGCAAGCAAAATCACTTAGTGACGAGGATGTGGCGGCCATGATCCGGCGCAACCGCGCCAGCGTCAGCCGCTATCGGCGGGGCCTAGAAACTCCAAGCCCCGGAATCATTAAAAAACTAGTCGAAATCAGCGGCGGTCTAGTGACCGCAAACGAACTGCTTGGGATCGAACAAGCAGCCGAATAGTTGCGCCTGTGTCCGTGTGTGCGTGTTCCATAATCTTGAAATGAGCGACCGCGCGCATGGTTGAACTCACGCTGCCTTACCCGCCTTCGGCCAACCATTTGTGGACGCGAACCCGCAGGGGAATGCGCAAATCCACGGTTTA